GTTCTAAGTGCTCGACATTCAAGTGAACGTCTAACAGATTTTGAATAAATATATATTTTTCAAAACCAGGAATAAGAAATGTGGGTTCGTGGTTGTAAGTTGTATCATCGATGGACAACACCAGCACATACAGCATACTTAATGCTTCTGCAGACTAACTTCTGTAATGCTAATGAAGGGCACCAATGACCTGGACAAACGCGGACTAATACCACACAAACAAATCCAAGTATTCTTCGACGAAGAAGGCAAGGCACATAAACTCAGTTTAACCCAAATTCATGTCGAAGACTTGCCAAGAAAGATCCACATGTACAAAAGTGGAAATCTTGAGATGAAATTAAGCTATCCAGCTGACATCATGTTGTAGAAGAGCGTAGGCAATAGATCGTCAATCCTGTTGCAGCGTTTTCTTCTAAACACTTTAGAACTTAATCCTAATCAGCAGGGACCACACACGAAGTTCATGAGGGCAACCTATCAACTTTATCGCTGCGCAAGGCACCGTCTTTCCCCGAACGTATACAAGGTACTGCGACGGCCCAACCGTAGGGCGATTTTATTAATAACAGGTATATTCTCTCAATGAAATCGAATCAGCAGTCGCCATCATTCCAAAAGATTAAAACCACTTGGAGCAACATGGGTGCAACTCTACAATGAGAGAGAACAGGCGAAACCAGACGGAAAAAACAACCGCTGATAACTCTGCTCTTTTGAGAACTGTACGTCGCCGTGAGAACGTCAAAACAGACCTGCTAAGAACAGTGCCTATTGGGCTTGGTCCTTTGGTACAAAATCCACTAAGAAAAGAAAAGCAAAAGAGATCACGATGAGCTGCCAGCTAAAAGAAGAACAATAAAAAGAAAGCAATCCAAGATCACCTTCTTTTTAAGCTCTAGTCAGCCAACAACTTACCGATGAGATCCTAAGCTTATTCTTCCTTTGTGGATTGTGTGAACAAAGGAACAAGCCCAAGTGACAACTGTCTCACTAAGGCGTGTTGACGTTTTCCTTTTGAACGGCGCAACCCTACGTGGGTACAGGTCACGCGTCCCTCATAGGGACGAAGGGCGAAGAGAGAGAGGTCTATAAAACAGAGATGGCCATTCCAGCGCTCTTAGCGAGCGGGATTAGCACATCTTTGTTTGCCCAAGCCCATTTGCCGATGGATTTTGCTCCAAGGGCTGCACGAGCCATGGCTTGCTTGATGATATCCCAATGGCCACCATTCATTGAAGAACTTGGCATGCCATTAATAATATTGAAGGCTTCTGACATGAGTATATCATTTCCTGAAACCATTTCTGAGATGAACACAGTATAAGAAGTTTCAAATTCATAAACTGTTACAAGAATAGCACGAGCTATCACTCCACTTGTTATGGTGGAAGAGCCCGGGATAAACTGCCCAGAAATGATAAGACACGGATAATCATGGCCATTCATTTCATCAGGTGTAAAAAAGGTCAGATCACTCTCATCTTCGGGTGCCCAAATAACACGGCACCCATCTTTGAACTTTCCAGTGTAAATATTCCCAGTATCAGCAAGAGCCTCATGATTCTGGAGATTTCCTACTTCAATATTCGTGATATCGGCAAAGAAATCTTTATTGCACTGGTTTTTGTTGAGTCTTTTGCCAACAATAATGCCGCCGTCTACAAGACCTGGGACGACACTAGTGACAAGAAGAGACATAGCAACAGGTCGAATGGAATCAATTGCTCCTCCATTGAGGGTGTTTGTGAGATCGTTGTTGTACTGACTCGTGATGGACATCCAAGAATCGCCTCTATTTGTTGAGACAGCGGTTCCTTGGACTTGCCACGAGACCCAAACAGGATTAAACACAGTAACCAACCAATCAGAATGAAGAAAATCGCCGGCAGCAGAGATTGACCCAGCTTCCATATTAACCTGGTAATCGCGGTTGACTATTGCTAGCCCACCACTGACGCCGGGTGGAACATAGAAGGTGAGTGTATCCCCCGTAAGCGTTGTGCCATTGTCCGAATTGGTGCTGATAGCATAATTTCCCGGAGACAGGAAAAACCCACCAACGCCACCAGTTTGGACAGAATACAACCATTGAAAATTGTAATTGGCTGGATCGATGTCAGGATTTGTGCCCAAAGGAGCAGTCTTAGTTTCGCCTGCAGGTCCGCTGGATATAAGTGCATAAAATGCATCTTGTTGCGTCATGAAAGGGGTAAACTTGTCGACTTGGAGGTCTTTTCCTCCAGTGGAAGGAACGTAGGATCCTGTTTGAGTCCAGGATCCTCCGGCGTTCCAGGAACCAAGAGTTCCGTCTGCGAGATTGACCTTCCATCTTCTTGCGAAGTTTCCATTGGTGAGGCGTCCCCCTGCTTGTCCAAGACCGGGTTTAGCGAGGACGGAAAACCTGCCAAGATTAGAGGACCAGGCAGAGTTATAAGTAATGGGGAATGACATCTGAGATCGATACAGCGTCGTGTACTTTGAATTCCTTGTAGGCACGCGGGACATGGCGCTTTCGGGACTTCCAATACAACCAATGTATGACTGAAGATCAGACATGGTTGCTGGGAGCGATTGAGCGATGGAGAGATTTCCATTTTGGTTAAGGCCACGGCGGGCTGGCCCGGCCACAGCCATTTTATTATTACGACGTGGCTGTTTTTGGGGCACAGTGCCGGAAGTAGACATCTGGCCACCGTTTTGGCGTGCTTGCGCACGCTTTTTTCTACCCGACTTGGATCCGGAGGAAGATCCATTGGGAAGATTGAGGGACAAAGCACGTTGACGGACGCGATTGTCGAATTCGGCTTTTGTGATCTTGCCGGAAGAGAGTAAGTTGTTAAGTCTTTGCATATATTTGACATAAAAATTTATTACAGGAATGGTGCGCACCGTAGGACGGCTTTTACAAACCTGAAAACCTTCTGAATTAAGATGCAATTTAGCTATCTCTCCATCGGACACAAGTAGGTCTCGACAACCACACAAGTTTTTGGGATCATTTTCTTTTATTGTATCGTCCATGTATTCAGTCATGGCCTCATAAAGCAACGGATGAACAAAGGCTTGAATTCTATAAGCAGAAGTTCGCTCAAGAGATCTTTGCCAAGTATGATCACCGTCCTGGAGCCAGCCAGACAAAATTGCCCAAAAAGATCGTTTAGGCAAACGAACATTATCATGAATGTGGAATTGATGCGATAAAAACGAAAGGTCTTCCCAATTCGTCTCCCCAACTTCATATTCCATACCAAGAAACTTGATTCTATCAATACACGCTTGAGGGCCAATAACACTGATAGCTTCATCACTATGTGAAGCAGTGCAATCATCACCGAACAGCAAAGTAGACTTACCTGAATGTTCCATAAAATCATCATAACAAGAAGCAGATGACCAGGTATTAGGATCAAGTCCAGTAAGCCAGATAAAAACACGAGCCACAAAGTGAATTACAGTGTTACCGTGGGCAGTAAAGTACTCCCCACTTTTCATGCCGTTTTTAGTTATAAATATGGAACCGTCCGGCAGAACTAATTGACTGAATATTCCATCCCTGAAATTATTCAACAAACGATTCCAATTAGCTTCTGTTCGTTCAGAACGCTTAAGATTTTTCCAGCAGAATAGAGCAAATCGCAATAGCAAGAAACCAGCTACATTTCCATCCCAGTTCTTTGCATCATAAGACGCAGGATTGAGATTTTCAAGCAACTTTTCCCATGCTAATTGAAAGTCTAGGTTAGTCTGACGAAGCCCAATGGCACTTGCTGTTTGAAGACAAGACTCAGTGAGCTTCTCAAGCTGATCCCCTAGCAATCTTGCAGAACAATACACATGATCGGCCGAAGCAGCCGCAAAAACACGTGTCTTATGAAGATTTACTTTTTCAGTAGGGCGAAATTCATCTTTAAGACAAAGCAAATAATATGGATCTTCTGAACGAAAAGTAGCTTGAGCTTCCCAATACCACTTTAAATATTCGAGGAACTGTGGATCACCGTATGCTTCAGATTTGAAGCACCACCATTTATTCATTGGGTATCCCATGGATGTCTTGAGCATCGTCTTTTTTAAAACTTGATCATGTGTTCTCACCGAAGAGTTACACATATGAGGTCCAAAATGACGTTGTGCCCAATCCCAGGCAATATCTAGAGCTTGGCGATGCAAAGGCGGGAGAGTTTCTTCTGTTGGTAAAACCGGAAAGAATTTTGGGACACCAATTTTCCAGGCATCTTCACTCATCTCCGTGTGCGTGTAGGGCAATTGAATTTCACCATCCAATAACTTATCCCAATCAAGTAAATCCGCGAAAAGAGGTCTATTTCGCAGAAAATCAACAATGCGGTAATCTATATAATCATCTTGTTTAAGAAAAGGTCTGTATTTTACAGTATGATCATGAGCACTACAACCTTGGATGTCGTAGATAGGGCATAAACTTTCAAACTCACTCCTTCTCTTCTCCTTGGGGAAGAGCAATTCGTCAGCCATCGCGTTGGCAATGACCAACGGAGGGGAGACTACCGTCTCAAGGAGGGCTATTAGTTTAAAGGACTGTTGCTAGGACCCTGACAGTAATCTCTTACTGCGGGTTCAAACAACGTGGCTTTTGAACAGCCATTACCACCCATGGTATGGATGCCAACAGCACAGCCTGTGCGAGCAGATATATATGGAGCACCACAAATACCTGGTTGGGTAGAAGCAATACCAATGCCGTTATTGGCAACATTAGTAGATGAATAATACCAATCTAAATGAGGATTGGTCACATCTTTTTGATACCAACCAAAAATAGAATGAACATCTTTCGCATCATGCTGAGCTAAGGACAAGGATTTCACACCTTGTGGCCAAG